TACCAGCGAGATGTGCCAGCAGGCCATGATCGACGAACTGACTGAACTTTTCCGGGGTATGACGTTTGGCGGGCAGGAAAGCCCGAAAGCCTTGCAAATCTTTAAGCAGTTCTTACCCATCCAGACGACCGACGATGATGAAGCAGATACAAACGATTCCCCCTACCCCTGCATCATCGTGATCGAGAGCAGCGGTGAACAGGACAACGAGCAAGACCCGCAACTTGTCCTGTTGCAGCTGGTGATCTGCTGCTATGACCGCGGAACTGACCGACAGGGGTATGTAGACACCGTGAACGTGAAGGAAACCATCATGCAGCACTTCAAACGCAAGCCGATTTTCGGTGGGGCTTTTGAAGTGTCGTACCCCAGGAAATGGGAGCTTTCGGATGACGACGCGGATTACTACTACTGGGGAATCGTGAACCTCATTTGTAAAACCCCGAACGGTTTGAAAAATGAAGAAGTGGAGGCTCTGATATGAGTGACGAAAAGAAAACCACTGCGGCGACAAAGAAAGCCGCGGCAGTGCAGGAGGAAGCTGTGGTGTACTGTGGTCCGACCATCAAAGGTCTGGCTCCGCAGTACACCGTTTTTGTGGGCGGCGTGCCCACAAAGCTGGCAGAGAAGATGGAGGCAATCCCTGTGCTGAAAGCTCTGACCGTTCCGCGTGAGCAGTTCCCGCAGATGCGGGTAAAGGTCGAGCAGAACGGAACCAGGGAGAACTCCCTCTATCAGCGGGCGGATGCTCTGCTGAAAGAAGCCGCCACGAACACTGCAGCGGCAGAGTAAGGAGGACATAAACTATGGCTGTTTCTCATGGCTTTAACCTGACCGAAGCGACCACCAGCGTTTCTGCGCCGGTGCAGGTCGATTCGGGCTTGCAGATCGTTGTGGGCACTGCACCTGTCAACCAGCTGGCAAACCCGGCGGCGGCAGTAAACACCCCGCTGTATGTCAGCACCTACAAGGAGGCTGTCGCAGCGGTGGGCTGGTCCAGTGATTTTGCAAAGTATACTCTTTGCGAAGCAATTTCCGCAAACTTCCAAGTGGTGGGCACTTCGCCTATCGTCGTAATCAATGTTCTTGATCCGGCGAACAAGAAGCACATCACTGCTCTGGACGAAACTTCTGTGCAGGTCAATGATGGCGTTGCCGAGATCGACAAGGTAGGTATTCTGCTGGAGAAGCTGACGGTGAAGAACGGCGCCACTGCGCTGGCGGCAGATGTGGACTACATCGCCAGTTTCAACGATGACGGCACGGTGAGCCTTGCGCTTATCACCGGCGGCGCAGGCGATGGCGCGACTACGCTGACTGTTTCCGGCTCCATCCTAGATGCGTCCAAGGTTACTGCGGATGACATTGTTGGCGGCGTGAATGCCGCCACTGGTGCGGAGACTGGCCTTGAGGTAGTTCGTCAGGTCTACCCCAAACTGAGCAAGGCACCCGGTATCCTGCTGGCCCCGCGTTTCTCCAAAAATGCACAGGTCTGTGCTGCGCTGCAGGCCAAGTGCCGCAAGATCAATGGCCTGTTCAATGCCGTGTGCTTCATCGACCTGGATTGCAGTGCTGACGGCGCACAGAAGTACACCGATGTTGCGGAGCAGAAAACGAAGCAGACGGCGACCTCCCGCGAGGCATACGCCCTGTGGCTGTACGTCAAGGTCGGCGAGACCGTGTACAGCGGCAGCTCCATGGCGGCAGCGGCGACCGTGTACAATGACGGTCAGAACGGCGATCGCCCCGTTGCAAGTCCTTCCAATGTCACCATCCCCATCTCTGCTGCCTGTCTGGAAGACGGGACGGAAGTGTTGATGGATCAGGAACAGGGCACCTTCCTGAACGACCAGGGCATTGCAACCTTCATCCGTTCCGGCACTGACTTCGTGATTTGGGGCAACGAAACTGCCTGCTATCCGAAGAACACTGACCCGAAGGATATGTTCCTGTGCATCCGCCGATTTTTCAACTACGCATGGACCAGCTTTGTTCTGGACAACATGAGCAAGCTGGACAAGCCCATGAACCCCAAGCGGCTGCAGTCCATCATCGACAGCGAGAATATGCGGGGCAGCAAGTATGTTTCCGAGGAAGCCTGCGCCAGCTATCGCATGGTGGCCGACACGGAGAAGAACACCGCCGCTGAACTGGTGGCGGGTCACTACCACTTCTACCTCTACTGCACTCCGTTCCCGCCCCTGAAGCAGGTGAACGTCACGATGGAGTATGAGGCATCCTCGCTGGTTACTGCCCTGAATCTGTAATAGGAGGAATGAACAATGAGCCTGAACATTTCGAGCAACCTCGTCCCCCAGGTTGTCAATGCGTACAATGCGTACACGGGGGACGACAAGATGATCGGTCTGGCAGATGAAGTTACGCTGCCGAAGATCAAAAATAAGACCACCACCGTGTCCGGCATGGGCATCGGCGGCGACGTTGACAGCCCTGTGCCGGGTCAGTTTGAAAGCATGGAGGCTACTCTGACCTGGAACACACTGTACAGCTACGCCACCAAGATGCTGCATCCTGGCCGTTCTGTGCAGATCACCCTTCGTGCTGCTATGCAGAACGAGGATAAGGACGGCGGCTATACTTACAAAGGCCTGCGCATTGTGCTGGGCGGCAAGCCGAAAGAGCTTGACCCCGGTAAATTGAAGCGGGCATCCACCATGGACAGCTCCACCACGCTGGAAGTGACCCGCTATCTCGTCGAGATCGACGGCGTGACCGTCATCGACATCGACAAGTACGCTGGTCGCTACTACGTTGATGGTGAGGACATCCTCGCCGAAGTGAACGCTCTGATCTGATAAGTTGGAAATTCAGCCGCTCCACCGTGGGGCGGCTGATTCTTTTTAGAGAAAGGATAATCAAGATGGGCAATATCGTTAAGTTCGCAAAACCCTATAAGTTCGAGGGCACCGAGTATACCGAGGTTGACCTCTCCGGCATGGATGACCTGACGATCCAGGATATGATCGACATCCAGAAGAACCTTTCCAATGAGCTGGCTTCTCTGGCTGCCCTGGAAGCCACCACGTCCTTTGCACAGGAGATGGCGGTCAAGGCCAGCGGCAAACCCATCGAGTTCTTTAAGCTGATGCCCCGCGCAAAGATCAAGCAGGTGCAGACGGCAATCCTGCTGGGTCTGAACGCAAAGACCAAGAACGATCCCAAGAAGCATATCGTCAAGTTCGACGCTCCCTACACCTACAACGGCGAGGAAAAAGAGGACATCAAGGGCAAGACCTTTGAAAGCGTTGACCTGTCCGGCGTCGGCGAACTGAACACCATGAGCGAATCCATGGCGGAAAATCGTCTGGCGGGCTATGGCTTTACCGCGGTGAACACCGGGCGCAACTACGCCTATGTGTGCATCATCGCCAGCATGGGCACCGGCTACCCCATGGATTTCTTCACGGGACTGCCCCTGTGCGAGGCGGCAAAGCTGCGTGATGCCGTTGATGCGGATTTTTTCGAGTAAAGGGTGGAGCCAAGGCTCTGCGCAAGGCAGCGATTCAACTGTCCATCGCTACGCACTCTAACATGACCGACTATCTTTCCATGCCGCGGAAAGAACTGATCCAGCTGTGTGAGGAGGTGTCCGAGGTATGGCAGGAAATGGCGCATTAGACCTCAGCATCCGAATCATGGGCAAGGTCGATCCTTCTCTGGCGAAAAGCATAAGCCAGGTGAAGGGGCTGACTGGCTCTCTGACCGGCGGACTTCGTACCACAAATTCTCTTGCGAGTACGGTAGCCAACACGGTGGGGCTTATCGGAAAGGCTGGGCTTGGGCTGGCCGCTACGCTGACAGGCAGTGTGCTGGTAGGCATGAAGCAGGTGACGAGCGAAGCGTCGAAACTGGAAGCTCAGATGGCTCCTGTTGCGCGCTATGTGGATGGCCTGGCAGATGCCAGCGGCAAAGTGTCCGATGCGATAGCCAATAACGGAAAGACGTTCAAACAGAACTACTCCGATATGGAGAACTACATCCAACGGCTTAGTATGGACATTCCCCGTGATACGGGGCAGCTTACTACCATGAGTGCAGCACTGGGTCAGTCTGGCAAAGACGTGACTGAGCAAATCACAACAGGAATCCTTCGTGATACTGCTGTAGCTGCCACCGCTATGGATTTGGACGATCAGACCGCCGGTGACTATATGGCGAAGTGGGAAACATCTTTCACAAAGAGAGATGCTGACGGTAACAAGGTCAACTACTCCCATGATGACGTCATGCGGCTGATGAATCAAATCAATTTTCTCGGTGCAAATAATGCGACCACGGCGGCGGAGATAGCTTCCAGCGTGAACAAGTCGGCCTCCATAGGCCAGCTGGCGGGTGTTGATCCTTCGACCACCGCGGCCATTGCAACGGCGATGCAGGCAACTGGTGTTGATACGGAACGCACCGGCACCACGATTTCCAGAATCTATACCAATATTTCCAAAGGAAGTAGCGCAACCAAAGCCCAAAAGGAGATGTGGGAGGAACTGGGATTCTCAGCAACCGGCGTTGCGAAGTCGATGCAGCAGGACGGTACAGGAACACTGTTAAAGGTTTTCGGTGCCATCAACCAGCTGCCGGATGAACGGAAAATTGCTGCACTGAACACGCTGTTCAATCAGTGGGCGGTTGAAGGTGGCGCAAAAGTCACCAACAACCTCGACCTGCTATTGAAAACCTTGTCGGAAGTCAGTGACGAAGCCGCTTATTCGGGCAGTATGGAACGAGAGTTTGCCATCAACACAGGAACGGAAGAAAGCCTGCGCACCATGCGGGACAATGCCAAAACTGTGCTGATGCAAGACCTGGGAGAACAGTTTTTGCCGGCGCAAAAGGAACTGACCCGTTTGCAGCTGGATATTTACAAGGGTATCGACGACAGCTTGCCAGATTTGTCCAATCTAGCAAACTCCATCCTTCCTCTGCTGCGCACAGCGGTTGAAGGAATCGGCGGGGCGGTACAGGGCGCATTGCCGTGGATTCAAAAGGGCATTGACTACCTTACCGACCATGGCTCGGAAGCGGCAGGAGCAATCGGTGCGATTCTGGCAGCACTGGCCGCTATGAGCATGGCTCCTGCGGCGTACAGCGCGGGCAGTACTGCGCTGAGTGTGGTAAAAAACCTGACGCTGGGTGGCAAGGCCAGCGGTGCCCCCGGCGGAAAATTCGGCGGGATCACCGTCGGCAACCTGATGGGGCTGCTCAGTCCGACCAGCCTTTTCCAGAACACTGTGAAAGGTGGATGGGGGCTGATGAAGGGCGGCTGGGACATTGCCCATAAACAGGGAAATGCTTGGCAGGCAATTCAAATGGGTGCATCCGCTGGCAAGACGGCTGCCGGAGGAAAAGGTGTTGCTGGTACGCTGGGGTCTATCGCTGGCGGCGTTATGGGAATCTTCGACCAAAAGAATCTGTTGAGCGGAAGGAAAAAGAAAGTACAGTCCGCAACCGACAGAATCAGTGCCGTATCTCAGTATATCGGCAATGTGGCGAACATTCCGGCCAATGCGCAAAACGCCATGAAAGCGGTGGTAAACTCCAACAACCCAACCGTCAGAGGTTTTCTCGGAGCAGGCCTGGGGGCAACATTCGGAAAGAATGGTCTGAATCTGCCGGGCGCAGGAATGAAGACGCTGGGCGTTTTCGGGAAGCTGGGCGGCGGCTTTATGTCATTGCTCGGCACATTCGGCCCGGCCATCACGAGCCTGGGCACGATGGTTGCGGTGGTTTCTCTGCTGGGAGACCACTTCGAGGACGTTCGCACCATCGTCGGGCAGATTTTCGGCGAGGGTGGCATTGCTGTCTTTGATGCGTTCACCGGGAAAATCTCGGGCATCGGCGACACGATCAAACAGGTCTTCGGCCAGCTTACCACCCCGGAGGGGTTGCAGAGCATCCAAGATAGACTGTCCCAGTTCAGCATCGGAGGTCTGAACCTCGGCGATGTGTTTGGCGCGGCAATGCCCGCAATCCAGACGGTCATGCCGTTGATCCAGTCCTTTGCCAACGTGTTCAGCCAGATCGTAGACCTCGGCGTGAACCACATCAAACCGCTGCTGGTAGAAATTTTTAGCTTTGTTGTCAACCAGGGAATCCCGGCAGTTATGCCGCTGCTCTCCACGGTCGTCAGCTTGGTGGGCACGATCCTTGTGAACGCCATCAAGACGGTGGTTGACATTGTGGGTAAGCTGCTGCCCGTGGTAGAGCCTGTGGTGCTGGGCATCATCGGCTTCTTGAAGCAGGTGGCGACGGTCGGCGTGAAGGTCGTCAACTTCATCATCGGTGCGCTGAACAAGATTCAGCTGACGATTCCTGAAACGCTGTTCGGCATCCCGGTGCCGGTCATCGGCGGCAAGTCGTTTGGCTTCAACCTTTCGCCCGTGTCCGTCCCTGCGTTCGCCAACGGCGGTATGACGCACGGCCCGTCCATTGCTGGCGAGGCTGGCCCCGAAGCGGTCATCAGCTTCCGGCGCGGTGTTCGTGAAAAGAACATTGATACCTGGCTGACTGCTGGCAAGATGCTGGGTGTTGGCCTGGGCGACCTGCTGGGACTGCCCGGCAGAAAGCCGAAGATGTTTGCCGATGGCGGCTTTACGGAGGAAGATTCTAACCTGATCGACTTCCGCAAGGCACAGCGGCAGCAGTATTTCAATCAGATCGCACAGAGCGTGGATACGGTGTTCCCGTCCGTTGCGGCCAGCATGGTGCTTGGCTCTGACGCTGGTGTGGCGTTCAGCCGCATCACGGAGTTTGCCAACTATGCCGTGGATGGTCTGGAAACCGTGGC